TTAATCTTCTCTTTTTAGAATTTCTTCCACTTCTTTTATTCCAAAAACTTTGTAAATTTTTTTTAAGCTTTCGAAACTTGGTTGTGTTTCATTTCTTTCAACTTTACTTATTGCGGATTGGTAGACTCCTAATTTTTCTGCTAGTTGTTTTTGAGATAGATTATATTTTTCTCTAAGTTCCTTGTACAAAATATTGTCCTCCTTTCTTTTTTTCTCTTGACATATCCCTATAGGGATATTATTATATTCTTATAAGGTTATTGTGTCTGTCATATTGTGTCTATATACCTTAGAAAAGTTTTTAATGATACATTATACCATTATAAGGGTTAAATCGCAAATAAGGCATTTTAAAGCCTCAAAAAAAAATAAAGGAGCATTTTTATGAGCGGTCGAGATTTAAGAAGATTAATTGATTCAAAATGCGTCCCCTGCTGTTACTTTCTAGGATGCAAAATTCAGGAAGGCTTCAAAGAATTATCCACTAATACAGTTGTACAACAAAAAGATTATGACAAGCTTAATAATTGCTTGTTTTGTAAACCAATAAAAAATTAAATGGAGGTTTAAAAATGAAACAAAATTGTATCCTTACTTTCGCAAAGGGGTATCGTATGGAGAATGACCAAAAGACTGGCTATAATGAAGGAATAAGTCTTCATTATTTGCTAAAAGATAATTTGTCTCCTACTGGTGATGATAAAGAGCGTGGTATTAGGTTTTCTAAGAGTTCAGTTCCTCTTGAAAAAGGAAAAAACATTGTTAAAGTCCCTGGCTTGTATGAGTTTGATTTTGATATCAAATCTGATGCTCAAGGTAAGATTCTCTTAAAGCTTACGGATTTGAAATATTTATCAGAAGTTGAACTTTTGTTTCCGGGTATCTAATGGAATCTCAAGTATTTGTCTTATCAGCTGAACAATTTGCTGAAATTGTCTCAAACCAGGAACTTATTATTCAACGTTTAGAAAAGTTTGATTTACTTGTTGATTCTGTTTTGCAGCTTAATGGATATTTCTATTTGTTGATATTTCTAATGTTAGGTGTAGGTATCTTTTACCTATTCTATAGATTTCTAAAAATATTTATATGAAAGGAGTACATAATTATGGAAGGTGGATTAGTTATTACCTCTGCTATGTTGGCACCAATAACAGAAAGCATTACTGGTAACCTTAACGTGCTGTTGCCTGTAGGTATCGGAATCATGGCTATTATGATAGGCGTATCCTTAATACCTCGTATCGTGTACAAGTTCTTCTAATTAACAAACTGCCCTGCTCTATTCAATTAGGGCAGGGTTATTCTTTTGAAAGGAGAAAAAAATGAAGAAAATTTTTGTTTTTATATTGATATTTATAATGTTTTTTACTTTTAATGTAAATGCTGAGACTGTACCAACTAAAGTGTTAGAAAAATATAATTTGGTTTTACAAACTAAGCCTTATGCTGTTATTGCTTATTATAACGGTTCTTATTTTATATGTTATGGTGATTATCAAGATAAGCCTGTTGTTCGTTCTTCTGATTATGCATTAACTTTTATTGAAGATGGTAAGAGTATAAATACTTCTAGTCGAATTTATCGTTTCGAAACTTCTGATAATGGTAATACATTTAATTTTATTGATGGTTCTTCTTCTTTTAAGGGGGCTTTTAATTCTTCTGGTAAGCTTTTGTTCTCTAATTTTGATATTTATATACAGGTTGAAAATACAAAATTAGATGTTTTTTTTTCGGTTCCGGCTCCTCCATTCCTCCCGGCCAAGGAGACAACTTCCCTTGTCCCAATTGTGGGCAAACAATCAGTTCCTATCCTTGTAGTATCTGTGGCTATACTGGCTCTGATGATGGCAGCGACATTGATACCTCGGGTATTATATCGACTCTTGTAAGTGTTTTTGATGCTATTAAAGAATTACCTACTAAAATTATTGGTGGTATTGTTCAGGGAATTTCCAATCTTTTGAAAACTTTATTTATTCCTAGCGAAAATTATTTTATAAATAAATTTTCTGAAATACAGTCTAAAATAGCAGGACAATTTGCCTATGATATTACTTTTTTACAAACATTGCAATCAGTAGGACCAAGACAAATTAATAATATCGAAGTTGACATAATGGGCGTTCATGCTACTGTTATTCGTTTTGATTTCTTGTCTCAGGCGGTTGACTCTATTCGTCCATTTATTCAAGCCTGGCTCTACTTCTTGTTATTACTTTATCATGTGAATAATGTGTTTAAGCTACTTCGGGGTACTCCTTTGTTTGAAATGACAGGTCATTCTATTTTGCAGATAGGTGGTCAAGGTCAAAATTTGCTTACTGGCGGTGATAAATAATGATTATTGAGGGTATATTAAATATTCTTTTAAATGGTGTAACAACTTTGATTTTGGCTTTGCCTAACGTATCTCAGCAGATTCTAGTTATTGATTCTATGTTTAATATAATATCTTATGGGATATGGATATGCGGTCAGGTAACTTTCTCTCTTCTTATTGGTAGTGTTGTTACTTGGATAACTATACATATGGTTTATGCTGTTGTTGAATGGATATATAAGAAAATACCTGGTGTTAATTAATTTTATTTAATTCTGCTGTCCGCAACGTTTACGAGCGGACAGCTTATTAAATTAATTAGGAGATTATAATGAATAAGAAAATATTAAAATTAATTCATAAATTTTATGAAGTTGAAACAATAAAATTATTAGATTTCATCAAGTGGAAAATATGGGACCTTTATAATTATAAAAAATATGGTAAGCCTGTTCATTTATTTGGCATCAGGTGTATTGCTGGCATGTATGGACAAGGTAAAACTGTAGCACTTACTAATTTAGCAATTAATTATAGGTCAAAATATGGTGATAAAATTTATATATGTTCAAACTTTGGATTGGGTATACAAGATTTTCCGTTGAAAAATATTAATGTAATTACAAAACATTATGATAAGCCTGTTATTTTCTTATGGGATGAAGTTCAAAACGATTTTCCGGCTACTGACAAGGTCTTTTCTCGTGAAGTTCGTGAAGCTCTAACGCTTAATCGTAAAGGTAATGGTAAAATGTTTTATTGGTGTTCCCAAGACCATGAATTGGTTCACAAGACTATTAGACGTCTTACTATTGAATATGGTAAAGTTAGAACTCTCTTTGGTAGATATACTAAAATTAGATGGTATCTTAAAGAAGATTATGAAATGCTTACTGAAGAATTGAATATTGATAAAAAGAGGAAAATAAGACCTTTACGGGTTGAAAGTTTCATCCAGTCTAATTATATCAGAAGTTTGTATAATAGTTATGGTATTGATAATGGTGAGCGTATAACTAGTGATTCTGATAGAAATGTTGTTAGTATTAATAATTTATTTGGTTAGTTTTGAAAGTTATCCTGCAAAAATGTTAATGGCTGCTCTGTGATCCTTTTGCATCAGCGTCCAATGAAGCATGTTTTTGCAAGATAACTTTCTTTTTGTCTATGGGGGTATGGGGTACTCCCCATATTAGCGGGGTCCGGGGTGGAACCCTGGTATCTGAACTTTCGAAAATTTTTCTGCGGTTAGCCTTGTTGAATTTTGCCTGCTAAAGCCTAAAATCGTTGATTCTGCTTGTTAGTATAGTTTCTACAATTAAAGTTGCCTGCTCTCCCACTCCCTCATTTAATTTGAAGAAAGTGTTTTAGGGGGTTCCAAGGGGTCTCCCCTTGTGTAGGTGATGAATTCTTATTTTTCTTTAGTTTTACTCGCGGCTTTAGCGCCGTAACTTTTGTATTTTCGTAAAAATATTTTTCTTTCAAATTTCAATAGTTTTATGCTTCCTTGATTACTCTGGTCTTTCAGCTCCGCTAGCCGTTGGCATAGGTCTTGCAATTACTAGACTTAGTATCATTATTCAGTCACTTATCTCTAACGATAACCCTATTAAAATTTTTATTTTTTCTTTTCTTTTTTTATTTTTTTACCTTAAGGTGTTTTGTTACAGTTTTGTAATCCTCCAGGTGCACCTTTGATAATCAAATTAATTTACCTTCAGCAGTGACTAAAAATATTAATATTGACTTAATTTGTACTTGACATAACCTTATAGGAATATTATAATTAAAATAACCTTATAAGGTTATTTCTAGAGAGGAGAAAATAAAATGTCTAAAGGAATGGTTATAAACAAAGAATTTGAAAATGCAGTAAATGAAAATGCAGTAAAAGAAATGGAATTGCAACATGAAATGAAAATTAATTTTAAAGAAGGTGTTGCATCTCAAATGTGTAGAATGCTTCAAGGTGGTTTTACATTTGCAGTTGAGAATGTATATCTTTCATCTGATTGTAAGTCGAATAGATTAAGAGGTTATTGTACTGCTCTGCTTTGTGGCTGTTTTATTGATGGTGTTGAATTTGACCGTTTATTTGAACTTTGTGAGAGGGTTTAAATATGAGTATGGACAATATGAAAAATGATATATTTGTTGCTTTAATTTTTGGCTTTGTATTTGCTATTTTAATATTTATCAATTATAAATTCATTGATTTTTAGGCTTTTTTTATGAAATTATATGGCGCTGTCAACGTATATTATTATCCTCTTAAAAAAGATAATCCATATAAAATAGTGTTTCATAAGGAAAGATTTATTCCTCCTGATTTGCAGATGCATTTTGAAGATGTTGAGAGTGAAGTAGAAAAGAAATTTAATGAGTTTAGTGAAGGAGAGAAGTTGTTGAATAATATAGCACGTGTTAAGACAAAAATAAGAGATTATGCATTTTGTAACCCTTGGGACTATTTTGTTACATTTACATTCAGTGATGAAAATATAGACAGGTATGATTTGAAAGAGGTTAAAAAACGTATGGGACAGTTTTTTAATAACTATAAGAAACGCAAAAATCCGGATTTTTGTTATTTGCTTGTTCCTGAATTTCATGCTGACGGAGCTATCCATTTTCATGGATTGGTTAAAGGTATTCGTGATGTTGATTTGCATGAGTTTACTTCTATTCGTTCTAATGATGCCTATATTGTTAAATGTAAGGCTGATGGACAGGCTGTTATGGCATATAATAAGCTTCCTGTTTACATACTTTCACAGTTGCAGAAAGGACTTAAAGTCTATGATTTTTATGAGTTCTCTCAAAGGTTCGGATATACTACTGTTGAGCCTATACGTAATTCAGATGCTGCTGCTAACTATATTTGTAAGTACATTACTAAGGATTTGGTATCTCTTCCCTTACATACTTGTTGTTATTTAAATTCTAAAGGACTAAAAACACCTGAGATTGTTCATCAAGATTATGGTGGTATCATTCCGAAATGTAATTACGAGAATGAATTTGTTGCAATAAAATGGATTAATAATCTCGAAAATTATAACTCAATTCTCATGGATGTCTAAAGTCCTATAGGAATATTACGTCGGAAAAGTATCTATTTTGCGACATAAGCAATGAAGGTGTTGAGGTAGGGGCTTTAAATTCGTTTAAATTTCAATGATAAGCTCTCTTAGGACTTATTTGTCAAAACTGTATTGATTTTTATTATTATAGCTAGTTTTTTACATTTAGCTCTTGAATTTTTTGCTCAAATGTTTTTTAGTTTTATAGTATCATAATTAAAAAACTTTTCATTATGATACTCATTATTAGCTGGCAATTTCATTAAACATTAAAAATTCACATCCATATAATGAAATCTGCTTTTGTAAGTTTTTGATGCATTATCTTCAAAAAATCGAGGCTTTAAAATGCGTTTTAACGAAAGTTATTTTTGGAATCGACTATTTATACCTGAGGCTCTTCCAACTTTTGTTGATAATTTTATGCTTACGGTTTTTTATTAATAAAGAATATGAAAAACCTATTCAATATTTAGTGAATAATAAATTACTTACATTTAAGCATTTTATAAAATGCAGTTTTTAAAGAACTCCAGATTATTGACGTCATAAAATGTATTTTAACAAAAGTTATAATATTTTTGATACTAACATCTTAAAATGGCAAATGTAAAAAACATAATTACTTTTAATAAAGCTTGTGTTTTTTTCCATTTTTGTATATAATTTAGTTGATAAAGATTTTGCGACATTTTGTTGTGCTAAGGAGAAAACTATGTATGTAAATTACGGTGATCTATGCCCTGCTCCCATGAGTGATTTTTTAGAGTATATGTTATCTATCAGAGGCAGATCTGCTAAAACTGTCAGTGAATATTTTCTTGACTTAAGAACCTTCTATAGATTTTTAGTAATAAAATATAGACTGTCCTCCCAGGTTGAGGTATTTGATGAAATTGATATTAATATGGTTACTCTGGATACGCTTAAAAAAGTTAAAATCATGGATCTTCACGCTTTTGTGGGATTCATAGACAGAGAAAGAAATAATACAAACAGAACTAAGGCTAGAAAAATTGCATGCCTGCGCTCTTTTTTTAAATATTTATATTCCATTGTTAGGCTAATACCTGTAAATCCTGCAGTTGACTTAGAATCACCTAAAAAAAACAGTCGCCTTCCTGTTGCACTTACTTTAGATGAATCTAAGGACATGCTCTCCTCTATTAAAGGTACTAATGAAGAACGTGATTATGCAATTATTACATTATTTTTGAACTGTGGGTTACGATTATCGGAACTTATAAGTATAAATATTGATAAAATTAAAGGTGATACATTGACGGTTGTAGGAAAAGGTAATAAAGAGCGAACGATTTATTTAAATGATGCTTGTATTAAAGCAATAGAAGATTATTTGGCGGTCAGACAGGAAGCAAATCCCGGCCATGAAAATGCGCTGTTTTTAAGTAATCGAAAAACCAGATTCACTCAAAGAGGTGTGCAGCACATGGTGGATAAATATTTAACTGAAGCAGGCTTGTCAGGCAAACACTACTCTCCCCACAAACTGCGTCACACTGCTGCTACATTGATGTATCAATACGGTCATGTTGATATTCGCGCGCTCCAGGAGCTTTTAGGGCACGAAAGTGTTTCAACTACACAAATATATACTCACATTGATAAAAAACAGCTTCGTGAAGCTGTGAATTTGAATCCTTTAAATCATGAATAA